GAAAAAAAGTATAAAACGTAAAATGTTGTTACATATAGTAACTAAACTTCACATTCTATTCACTAATCCCCAGACTGAGAACAGTCTGGATTTAAGCCTTTCCATTAAGATAGTGGATGCATTCTATAGGTGGTCCTCCTGCGAAGGAGGTCCTGGCCTTAAGAGGGCAAAGACTATGTCGAATTTTTTCGTTCGACATTTAATGGGGACTCCGCTTGAAACAGTTCCTTTGAGCAACCGATATAAACGCTTAGTTGAAAAAGCGTTACTTCTCTCATCATGTAGAGTCAGTAAAATATATTGGGTCAGCGTCTTCTCTACAGCGAGACTTTTTTATTCTCGTCCTGTATTAGACGTATCTACCATAGCAGGTGGATTCGAAGGGAGGCTCTCCGGACTTTTAAAGATTAAATACTTTAAAGGTACGAAGAAAGTTATTAAATCATTTCGGAAGGCAAATAAATTTGTCAACCGGGACTGGAATGCCAAATTCAAATGGCATATTAGTGGAGCTGGTGGCCCTAATGGGACACTCAGTTACACACAGTTTTTAAATGATCTACGAGCTCTTAGTAAGAGTAGACTGTTAATAGGATTAGTTTACCTATTTTCAGTTCTCCCATATGTTAACAAGTGGGAGACTACTTTAGCTATTAGGGACGCCTTTTTTGACTCAGTCAAAAAAGGTGAGGAATCCTCTATTCATTCGAGGCTTGTCTTCCTTAGTGATAAGGGAGGTAAGACAAGGGTGATTGCGATTGGAGACATCCTTTCGCAGAGTATTCTAAAAACGGTACATCAAAGGTGCAACATATATCTTAAACATATTACACAAGATGGTACCTTCGATCAAGATCGATCACGTCGTTTTATCAAGAAGATGACTGTGGAGCCTAAGGCTCCCCTTGCATCGATTGATTTAACGGCCGCGACTGATAGAATGCCGGCACTATTCCAAGTGTTCGTACTCGTTAGTCTTCGTATCCTTAACCCTTTACAAGGGCTAGGGTGGTGGTGGGTCACAACATGTAGAGATTTTTCTTATAAAGATAAGGAAGGTCTCCCAGCTAGTGTAAGGTACACTGTGGGACAACCTATGGGGATTTTGTCGAGCTGGCCAGTGATGGCTATCTCTCACCATTTCCTTGTAAGATTGTCTTTCTCTGTCCAAGGTTATAATAACCTTGAAAGATGTCGTTATTCCGTGCTAGGTGATGACCTGGCTTTACTGGATCACGATGTGGCAGAAGTTTATCTGGATTTGATTGATTGCTTAGGCATGAAGTTTTCTCCCGATAAGACATACATATCATATGGGGTAGCAGAATTTGCTAAAAGCTTATTTCGCTATGGAGAGGATTTAACGCCCTTTCCCGTTGCCTTGTTGGTATTTAATAAAAACACAGTTGTATCAAACACTATAGCTATCATATCCGAGTGTGTCAGGATTAAATTACCTGTCACCTCTTCTGATATCTTGGGTACATTCCCTAGACGATGGAGAAACTTGGTGTTGTTAGCCATGTTGTCACCGTCAAGTCCAAAATCTACTCTGGATTTACAGCCCAGAGAGGATCATTGGATTTTCCTACAATTTGTTTATTGTAAAAAGATTAAGTACTTCTCACGATTGAATACCGTGAGATCTAGTACCCATGCTTTTGCAATTAACGATCCTGGTAACTCTGGTAAGTATTTGGCTAGTCCATACTTACAGATTGCTAAGGATAACGGTGAAAGTTATCCTGTGCGAGACTTGAGAGAAGAGTCACTTCCTCTAGTCTTACTAGGAAAAGATTGGATCTCGTATTCAAAAAATGCTTGGCCTAATGGCTTACCGCCATTAGACTCACACTCAATGATTCCGGGTCCGACTTGGAAGGGTACTAGAGATGATATGTTTTCTCGTAGTGCCCTTACCGAATTAGACAGGCTTATGCCTGGCTACTTTCACACACGCTGTGTAGGTAAACAGGTAGGTGAATAATGTGGTATTTGGTTTGTTACCAATGGGC